CATCATAGATTTAACGAGGATTAGCGATGACCATCTCGAATCAATTGAGGCAGCATTTAGCAGGATTGAAGATCGAACAGGTCAGGGCGGAGAAGTATCGGCGCAGTCTCCGGGAATTTACGAAGGCAGCTTGGCCGACGATTGAGCCGGGCGTTGAGTTCAAGAACAACTGGCACATCGATGCGATCAGCGATCACCTCCAAGCCGTGGTCGATGGCGGCATCAAGCGCCTGATCATTAACGTGCCACCTCGACACATGAAGTCGCTGTCAGTGGCCGTTGTGCTGCCCGCCTTTACTTGGGCCACACAACCACACAAGAAGTTCCTCTACGCATCCTACGCAAGCTCCCTGTCGATCAGGGATAGCACCAAGTGCCGTAGGCTGGTCGATAGCCCGTGGTATCAGGCGCACTTTGGCGACAAGTTCAAGTTGACCGACGATCAAAACCAAAAGCAGCGTTTCGAGAACGACAAGACGGGATACCGCATAGCAACGTCAGTTGGCGGTGCTTTGACTGGGGATGGCGGTGACATAATCTGTATCGATGATCCACACAACAGCGTGGAGGCCGACAGCAGCAAAGTCAGGGAAGGCGTTCTAGAGTGGTGGGATCAGGCAATGCAGACACGCCTTAACGACCCAAAGACAGGCGCGTTTGTCATCATTATGCAGCGGCTGCACGAACAAGACCTGACAGGACACGTCCTAGCAAACCAGCTTGGCGATGAGTGGGATCACCTCTGTATCCCAGCGCGATACGAAATTGGCTCACCAAATCCAATAAGGTCAAGCCTTGGCTTCACAGATCCACGCACCAAGGAAGGCGAACTGCTGTGGCCAGAACGGATCGATGAACACACCCTATCGACCCTAGAGCGCAGCCTTGGCTCTTACGCAGCCGCTGGGCAGCTACAGCAGCGACCAAGCCCCAAGGGCGGTGGCATACTCAAGGCGTCATGGTGGGTGCCTTGGGAGAGCGAAGAGATGCCCAACAACATCGAGTATGTCCTGCAGTCATGGGACACAGCCTTCGAGGCAAAGGAAAGCTCCAGCTTTAGCGCCAGAACCACTTGGGGCGTCTTCCGCCATCAGGGCGTCATGTGCGCCATTGTGCTGGAGGCGTGGTACGACAAGGTCAGCTATCCAGACCTCCGCAGGATCGCGCAGGAATCATACGATCTCTGGGAGCCAGATGCAGTCTTGATCGAGAAGAAGGCGTCAGGCCAGTCTCTCCTGCAAGATCTCCGCATGGCGGGCGTTCCAGTCTTGGCCTATTCGCCTGACCGTGATAAGGAAGCACGCGCCCACGCTTCGAGCGCGATGCTGGAAGATGGCAGAATCTTCTACCCAAGCAGCCGAAAATGGGCTAAAGATTTGATAGATATATGTGCAGCCTTTCCAGCGCACCCAAACGATGACGTAGTAGACACATGCACACAAGCATGGTTAAGATTACGGAAAGGCTGGTTTGTTGGGCATAGCGAAGACCCAGAAGAAGACGAACCAGTAGAAAAGCAAAGGATGACGCTCTATGGCTGACCCAAATATTATCCCGTTCAGCGAAGGCGCTCCTGCTGCCGACGAGTTAATGATCGAAGAGCTTGCCGATGGCGATGTGCTAATTGGTGATCCAGAGCTGGACATGATGGACGAAGTTGATTCCGCGCAGTTCGACATAAATCTTGCAGAGACAATTGGCGACAAAGAGCTGGGCCGAAAAGCTCAGGAGCTGGTCAGCTATTACGAGAATGACCGCGAAGCCCGCGCTGAATGGGAGCAACGCTACAAGGAAGGTCTGAAGACGCTTGACCCAGACGGTGGGTTGGCTGAAGGCGAAGACGAACGTGCCACCCGTGGCCTGTCAGTCGTTGTTCACCCCCTGATCGCTGAAGCTGCCACGCAGTTTAACGCCAAGGCAATCGCAGAGCTGTACCCATCAGGTGGCCCCGTCAAGTCGGTCATCATTGGTTCGCCAGACGAAAAGCTCGAAGAGCAGGGTCGCCGCGTTCGTGAGTTTATGAACTACCAGATCACGCAGGAAATGCCTGAGTATTTTCCTGATCTGGATCAGATGCTATTTCACCTGCCCCTGATCGGCCACACGTTCAAGAAGGTTTGGTGGGACGCCAATCTAGACCGCCAGTGCAGCCAGTTTGTAAAGGCTGAAGACTTTGTCGTGGCCCCAGAGAGCAAGGATCTCTACACGTCACCCCGCTACACCCACGTCATCCGCATGCCGAAGAATGACTTCAATCGCTACGTCCAGAACGGCTACTACCTGCCAACCAAGTACGGTGGCGGCGATTCAGCAGATCCATCAGGCGATGTGATTGGTGAGATCGAAGGCGTAGATCAGTACGACGACAGCAATGACGACGTGATGACATTGCTCGAAATGCACGTCTATGATTTGTTTGATGGCATTGACGGCGAGGATATGGATGACGGCGAGGATGACGACAACGCAGTCGCAATCCCATATGTCATAACAATCGACTATGAAAACCAGAACGTGGTGGCCATACGCCGCAACTGGCGCGAAGACGATGAGATGAAAAAGCGCCGCGACTGGTTCGTAAGCTATAAGTTCCTACCGGGTCTAGGTTTCTATGGCTTTGGCCTGTACCACATGATTGGTGGATTGGGCAAAGCGGCGACAGGATCGCTCCGCGCATTGCTCGACAGTGCCGCATTCTCGAACATGCAGGGTGGCTTTAAGCTGCGTGGCCGTGTCGCTGGCGGAGATATGCAAATATCCCCCGGTGAATTTGTTGACCTCGATTCCACTGTGGATGACGTCAACAAGGCGATTATGCCACTGCCGTTTAAGGAGCCGTCAGGCTCTCTGTTCAACCTGCTTGGCTTTATGGTTGATGCGGGACAGCGTTTTGCCAGCACGGCAGATCTTAACATTGGTGATGTAAATCCAAATGCCCCAGTCGGGTCAACTGTCGCCCTGATTGAACAGGGATCGAAGGCATTTAGTGCGATCCACAAGCGCCTGCACTACGCGCAGGGTCAAGAGTTTAAACTACTTGCGGCGCTGAACGCTGAGAATCTCCCCGATGAGTTCAGCTTTTCGCAGGCTGGAGCTGCGGAGGTTATCTATCGTACCGACTTTGATGATCGGATCGACATTGTCCCAGTGTCTGATCCAAACATCTTCTCGACAGCCCAGCGCATTGCGCAGGCACAAGCTGTCTTGGAAATGGCGCGATCAGCTCCGCAGCTTCATGACCTATACCAAGCGTACAAGCGGATGTATGAGGCGATCCGAATACCCAACATTGATGAAATCTTGAAGAAGCCTGAAGACGCAGTTCAGATGGACCCAATCGATGAGAACATGAGCGTCCTGTATGGCAAGCCAATACGCGCCTTCCCAGAGCAAGATCACGATGCACACATTGCGGTTCACATACAGTTCTTGCAAGACCCATCGCTGGCTGGCAACCCCGGTGCTAAAGCAATGCAGCCTGTGTTAATCGCCCACATCGCAGAGCATATCGCGCTGCTTTATCGTCAGCGCATGGAGGCAAGCATCAAAATGGAAATGCCGCCAATGCCGAACTTCAAAGACCCAGACTTCAGGTTCGCTGCTGTCGATCCACAGATGGACCTGCTGATTAGTCAACGAGCGGCGCAAGTTGTGGCGGCAGCTCCACAGATGAAGCAAATCCAAGCTCTGGCAGGCATGGGAGGCCAGCAAGCCCAAGGACAGGGCAATCCACTGCAATACGCACAAGAGCTGGCCAAACTGGAGACAGAGGCGCTTAAAGCCCGCACGACAGCACAGATCGAAGCTGACCAAGCCAAGGCGAAGTCAAACATTGAGATCAAGCAGGCTGAAGCCCGTCAGGATATGGAGATCGACGCAGCCAAGGCGCAGCAAGACATGCAGGCTAAGATCATGAAGCTCGAAGCTGAGCTGCAGCTAGAGCGTGAGAAGAACGCAGCAAAGATTCAGATGGAGATGATGAAAAATGTACCCCCCACAATATAATCTGCCTCCAGTTGATCCATCAGCCTTTGGCGGATTACCCAAGCAGGGTGGCCCACAGGCTGGCCCTCCACCACCGCAGGGTGGTCAGGGCGGTCCACCAATGGATATGAATAAGTACCTGATCGACAAGGTCATGGAGATTAAGCGGCGCATGGGCGCAGGGGGCGCAGGGGTAGGCGCTCTAGGGGCAATGATGCCACAGCCACAGCAGCCAATGCAACAACAGCCACAGCCACAGCCACAGCCACAGCCACAGCAACAGCAACAGCAGCCGCAACAGCAACAGCAAGTGGGGATGGTCTAATGTGTTTTGGTGGTTTTGGTGGTATAGGCGATGGCAACAGTGTATCAGAAGCTGTAGCCAACATATTTACGCCCGACGATGGCGCTTCATATGTGGGTGGCAACTTAGTTGATGATGCTACTGGAGCTTCTATATCTTCTGGAGGCATGACATCGACAGATAACGAAATTTCTGGATCTGCTAATACTAGCAGAAATGACATTCAAGGCCCGATGCCAGCAGGTATTAATTTTCCTAATTCTCCTGTGAAGCCTTCTGGCGCTTTGCCGTCAGGCAATCAATATAACAGAACCTTCAGCACTGATCAGTTGGGCGCTTTGACTCAAGTCAACACTCCCAGAGAAAATATAGCCAACATTTTGACACTGGGCGATGGTGCAAAATATGTGAAGGGTCAGTTGATCGAAGAGGCAACTGGAAGATCTCTAACTGGCGGCGGCATGATCAAAAACAAAGCTGGACTTAACGACTACATTTACGGTGTTTCTGATGACTTCAGCAACAACGCTCCACCAGAGCAAGGCGCGATGTCCGACGACGATTATAGATCGGCACTGGATAAATTTGATACTCGCGAGGACATGCTTGAGCAAATACCACCAAGCAATGCGGCCTATTTTGGTTCTTTTATTCCGGGGCAGGCAATCCCAGTTATTGGTAGCTACCTTGGCTCAAAGATGCTTGAGGGTGGCATCAATCAAAGACGCGCAATGATGGATAAACACCAAGCTGCCTTGGATGCTGGAGCAACGCCATTTTATACAGATGATGGTGTATACGCGGGCTATGACACAGATGACGGTAAAAAAGAAAATTACGAGCTAGGTGGTGATAATACTAGTACACAACAGTCAATGGGTGGCGACAGTTATTATGGCGGTGATGGTGACAGTTATACTGGAGCTGCAACCACCCCCATAGGCGGAACTGCTGAAGCGGCCAATAGCATATACAACCGCTACTATAAGGGCGGCAGTGGGGCTGGCTTACCAGCGTGGTTGCGTCGATACGCTTCTGGCGTTAGCATAAACCAACTTCTTGAAAAAGTTGTGATAGAAGGTAAAGAATACTTTAAGACGCCAGACGGCAAATACATTGAGCCATCTGAGTTGTCTGGAGCCGTAGATCTGGGCGTGGAGCAAGCCCCAGCATAAACAGAAGAATAACATAGGAGGCTGTAATGGCTGATATAACACAAAACCCAGACTACCGATTGGTCATGACGTTCCTTCAAAATATTCGCCCCGGTGATATGGATCAGGAATCCTCAGAGCAATTGATGATGATCGGCCAACGCATTCAAGCTGGTGGCGCATTGAGTGATCGTGAGCGCGAGATGTTTGAATCAGTTGTTACCAACATGCCAATGAATCCGGGATCAGCTTTAGCGCCGGGCGAGATGCCAATGGGCGAGATGCCAATGGGCGAGATGCCAATGGGCGAGATGCCAAGCCAAGACGGCGAGACTTACAGCCCATCAAGCGGTGTAACACGCGCACCCAACGTAATGAGCATGGAAGACGCAATCGCCGCAGGCATCGTTGCCCCAACAATGCGTCCACAGGCACGTCCAGCGGCCCCAATGACATCACCGCGCCCACCAGCGCGTCCAATGCGATAGGAGGCTATCATGGCTGAAGTAAATGTAGAAAACATGGAAGACAACGCCACTTTGTTTATGAGCAAAATGGGTTTTAGCCATGACGAAGCTGGACTTGATATGACCGACGATCAATTGGTTAACTTCCTGCTTTTATGCCACCAGACAATGATGGGCGTCGATGACGAAATGTACGACGACGAAGAGATGTATGGCGATGACGAAGAGATGATGGAGATGCCACACGGCAAGGATGTCAAAGTCAAAGTCATGAAGCTCGACGGCGGCAACGTGCATGAGATGATGAACAAACTTCTGGGAGGCTGACATGCCCGTGATGAAGGTTAAGGGTGGTTACAAGTGGGGCAGCAAGGGCAAGGTCTACAAGACCAAGGCCGAAGCAGCCAAGCAGGGCAAAGCTGTCTATGCGTCTGGCTATAAGGGAAAGAAGTAATGGGTGTTCTTAAATTTTTAAAGTCAGGCGCAGATTTAGGTAAAAAGCTTAAAGTTGAAGATGTTGCAGAAGTTGCGGTTGACGCTCTGGGTAAGCCCATTGGTGGGTTGTCTACTATGGGTGATAATAGGCCACCCGCGAATATGCAGATAGATCCACTTGAGAGTGTTGACTATCCCGCAGGTTACTTCCCAGAATACCGTGGTGCAGCTCCAAATCGCACTGAGCCATACCCGCGCTATGAGCCAAAGAATACTACAGAACGGATGCAGCGGTTAGAACTGGCAATTGCTGACGAAGAAAATCCAATCAATACAGTATTTGATAACTATATCGAAAAGGGCAAAGCCTTGGCTGGCCCTGACTGGTACAACACTGAAGAGCTGCGCGACTGGATGGTTGGAAGCCTTGGTGAAGTAGAGGGCGACAAGCAGTGGCGTGAGTACATGGAACTGATTGGGACCACATCTACTGGGTCTAAAGTTCCTCAGAACATTCGTTTTGCTAGTTTGTATCGTGCTATCGCTCCAGAAGATCGCATAAGAGTGGCTCAGATGGTTAAGGATGAAGGCATCACGCCTCTTGCCGCAGCAAAAGAGCTGGGCGTTGAGCCAGCGAATATTCCAGACGATTTCAATTATGGCCACATCAAGCAGCGCAACCAAGCTGGCAATGTGGTAAACCGCGAAATGGGACGATGGGAGCGTGAAGTTCCAGAGGAGCTAACTGGTGCAGCTCGTACTAAGTGGCTACAGGCAAATCCAAAAGTTAAAGGTTTCGGGAACGATCTTTTAGGCGATGACACAAACATTGCGGCTGACATGCATTTCATGCGGATGTTGGCTATGTCTGACGGTGGCGGTGATTTCTTGAGCGCCCAAGCAAAGCTCAGTGGTGACAATGCAAAGATTGCGGCTGACGTTATTGGCCCCAGAAAGATCAAGAAATATACATCTACACGCATGGTCAATGGCAAGGAAATGTCTGAGATCAACTTGTTCAAGGCATGGAAAGATGGCCACATTAAGGACACATCTCCATTCCAAGAGATTCCGACAGCTTGGTCTGACACACCAAAAGCCAATGAATATGCGGCTTATGAGGACATGGCCAACCGTGTGTCCTCTAAGTACGACATGACCCCTGCACAGTTCCAAGCAAGCCTTTGGATGGGCGCTGGAGACATCACAGGTCTGGCTGACGAAAGCCAAGGCACGTTCATGCAGTTGTTTAGGAAAAGCCTCGACAAGCGAGCTGGAGAGCGTGGTTTGTCGCGCAAGGGTATGCTGAAAGACTTCATTGACAACAAAGCGGTATTGTCTGTTCCGTTTGGAGGCTTTGGCGCTCTTAGCAGCATGGGTGAAGATAAAGAAGGAGGCATATAATGGCCAAGGAACCGAAGAAGAAACCAGCAGGACTATACGCAAACATCGCAGCAAAGAAGGCTCGGATCAAGGCTGGATCTGGCGAGAAAATGCGTAAGAAGGGTGCCAAGGGCGCACCAGCTAAGGGTGCATTTAAGTCTGCGGCCAAGACCGCAAAGAAACCAATAAAGAAAAGGAAAGCATAATGGGCAAGGGTCTAAAACATTATTTCAAGACTGGCAAAGAGCATAAGGGCGCTACCCACAAGGATGCCAAGGGTAAAGTCATGTCTGGCAAGACGCACACAGCCTCCAGCAAGTTCCTAGTTCACATGAAGGATTTGTCGGCTACAGCTAAGAAGATGGCCAAGAAGTAATGGCAACGTACAAAGGTAAAAGCGTCAAGCTAAACAACCCACGCCGCATATCTAAGGGCGAAACTTCTTACGGCAAGAAGAAGTCTGTGGTATATGTGACGGACGGTGACAAGATTAAGCGCGTTACCTTTGGCGACCCAGAAATGTCTATCAAGAAAAACCAAAAGGGCCGCAGATCTAATTTTAGGGCGCGTCACAATTGTGATGAACCCGGACCGAAAACAAAGGCCAGATACTGGTCATGTAAGGCGTGGTGATATGGCTGATAGAAGATTTTCAGATTTACAGAAGGCAGAGCAGGATTATGCTGATTATTTAAATTATTACAATGCAAACCCTATGGTCCCTCGCGCAGACGATCCAGTTGGATATGTTGAGCCAGTTGAGGAACAATCTTTTTTTACTAAATATAATCAAGAACCTATGAGCAACTACGGCTTTAATGAAGCGGAGGAATATCTAAGCTCTGCTGGCGATATGTTTAAAAATGCGGTCACGGGCGAAGGCGTGGCCACCCTGCTACCAGAGATGAAGTTTTACCCTTATGGGCCTACGGGCGCTGAATACGTTTACGGTGGCGTTGCTGATGCTGGCCTTGGTTTATTTAGCACTATTGCTGCTGGCGTCGCTGGCGCTGCTGGTCTTGTGGCAGAGCAAATTCCGTTTCAAAAAGAAGGATCGGAAGACAGGTTTGCCAGAGATGCCTTGGCTGGTGTTGAGTTTGCAGAGCAATATCTAACTCCATATTTTGGAGCTATTGGTATATTCAGCAAGTTGGGCAAAGCGTCTAAGGCGGCTACAGCAGCCAACAGAGCGCCTGACGCAGATGTATCAGTTGTTGATACATTGCCGCCAGTACCAGAATTTGGGGCATTGGCGGCGCAACAACAGCAACTGGACGCCGTTGATGCTGACTTTATGCCCATAGCCAACTTTGAAGAGATAGAAGAACCGGGCCTATCAATGGAAGAGCTGAGTGAGCGTCTTCGCCCCCAGATGACAGACGATCAAATGGATGACGCTATAGCTGGTCTAATCGAAGAGGAAACAGATCCAGAAGTTCTAATAAACAACGCCTTGCTTGAGCGCGAGGCGACAGGCGCAACATTTACTCCCGAAGATGACCAACTCTTAAATGATTTGGAACTTACGGATGCTGACTTCAGCGAGATAGATGAAGCTAATGCTTCTTATGATCGCATTATGAATGAGCGCATTGATGTAGCACTCGACAGCCGCCCAGAGTTCCAAGATCCGTCTGTTAGGTTGGGTGTGCAAAGCCTTAGAGAATCAGGCAGTTCCGTAGACCAGATTGAACGGTATTTAGATGACATAAGAAGAGCAAAAGGCCCAGTATATCAAATATCAGAGGCTGAATTTGCTGATCAATTGCGTGATTTGTACGAAAGAAGTAATCTACCGATTCCCAAGAATGACGCAGAAGAACGCGCAGCGGATCTTATAATTCAAGTTGCTGCTGGCGAAGATGTGACCCCAGCCTTGCGCCGTGGTGTTGACGTTGATTATCTCAAAGAAAATGCCCCAGAAACAGTCTTCAACCAAGCCAAGCCCACGATCCAAGAGACGCTTGAGGCTGAGAGGCAGTACGGTGTCCTTAATAATATCAGCGTGGACCAAGAGACAGACATGGGCGCTCTGACAGGCGCTTTTGGTAACAATAGCTATATTCCTACCTTCAGCCCATCGATGAAGGCAGCGGAAAGCCTGCCCCAAGAAAAGGGTGCGTACAAGTCTCTGAAGAAGTGGATGCTAAAGAACGGCGCTAAAGCTAAAGAGCTGGAATGGTCTGGAGCTGATGAGGTTTTTGAAGGCCGCACAGACGTTACTAAGAATGAATTAATCCAATACCTCGATGAGAATAAAGACTTAGTAGAGGCAGAGAGAAACATTGCGCGTGGCAAACTGGTTGGCGACGGCGACACCCGTGTTGCTGTGGGAGAATACATAGACAACAATCTTGCAGACACAGCTTATGATTTATCAGAAGACTTTGAACGAGATTGGGAATATAACACTCATTTTAACGGCATATCCAACCTTGTAGATGCTGGAAATTATGAGGTTTTAGACCAAATCGCAGAGTTTATGGATGCTTTTGAGGATGGCGCAGCGTTGGCTGAAAAATATCCTGATGGTTGGATTGATGATACTTTCACAACGGGGGCCACTGTTTATGCTGACAAATACTCAGCCATAGAGGCTGACGCTCCTGATTTCGATGATATGGCCCGCCAGTCATTACAGGAAAAGTTGGATGATATGGAGAGTAATGATCCAGAGCAATTTGGTAAAATAATCTTCGGTAAAGATGTAGCGCTTGCTGACGAAGCCAAACTAGAATACTCAGAATATTTCCCATCAGGCGGCACTGACACAGCGGAAACCACATATCAGTTCAGAGATCCGACAGGCAGATTGCCTGATGATTACTTTTCTGAAGTACACTTTGGTGAAAGTAAAAGAGACACAAACTTAGTTGCCCATGCCAGAACGGCGCAGTTCCCTGTTGATGGTGGCGGTACAGCATTTCACGTTGGAGAGATTCAATCTGACGCCGCTCAATCCCTTAGAGAGAAAAACAAACGAACAGGGGAAGTTACAAAATACAATCCAAGAACCCGTGATGAAGAAATTCAGATAGCCGAATACGATTATTTATCTCAGCAGCTTGGTGATAAGGTCAGAGGAGCTGAAAATGATCTAAATAGGATTGCATTCGGTGATGATGTTGGGATTGGCACTACATTCCGCAGAGGTCAATATCCAGATAAACTGGAAACCTATAAAAAAATTATTGCTGATTTTAAGAACAAACGAAGCGGCATTGATGGTTATGAGGGATACGAACCAGATCAAATCGAATCTGATTCTACGTTCTTTAGTGACGCCATAGGCTCAATTGCAAACGCAAATTCAGAATTAGCTGTGTTTGCCCAGTACATCAAAGATGTCGCTGAAGATGTGCCGCCTGAGTATGTACAGTGGGCTGATTCATATATTTCAAGCGCCCCCGACATAGATGTCTTATCGTCAGGTCTAAAAAGGTTCGACAATCAAGATCTTTCAAAAAACAAGACAGGCGCACCGTTTATTGAAAGCACAGATTCATGGGTCAACATGACATTAAAACGTCAGTTGATGGATGCGATTAAATCTGGGGCTGACTATATCACCTTGCCAAATCCAGAGATGGTAAAGAAATATACTCAGGGCGATCTTGAGGGCCACAGATCTTTCTATGGAGAAATTGCTCCAAGCAACCTCCTTGATATAGCTAGATCGTATGACCCAGACGCGCAGCTAGTGGGTAAAACCATAGAGACATCCGCAGCACTAGAACCTGTTACAGCCCTGCCTTTAACTAGAAGGCTTGTGGAAGCCATAATGAAAAAAGGCATCTCAACATACGCCGTGCCATTGGCAGTAGGCACTGGGGCAGGTTATGGTGCGTTAGATCAAGTAGGAGGCCAAGATGGCGAGAGCGGCAGTTAAGCGCGTAGCGCAGGCAGAAATCAGGGCGGCTAAGAGCTTCCTAGAGCGCCGTGGGTTGGATAGCGATGATGTCTCCCCCCGCAAGTTTGCGATGGCAGCTAAAGAGCTGGACAAGGGCTTTGCAGATACGCTCAAGATCCTAGCGCGTGAATTATCAGCGGGGGATGTATAAATGAACCGCGCAAGTTTTGGAAAATTAATGTCAGGAGGACGCAACGTGACCTACGGAAAAAAGAAGCCTGTTAAAAAGATTAAAAAGCCAGTAAAGAAAAAGGGTACTAAGAAAGGATACTAAATGTCAGAGGAAAAAAAGGATGTGACTGTTCACGTCACTGGCGTATCCATGTCAGGAGGCGTTAAAAATGACAGTCAGCGATCTGCTTCAACAGATCAGGATAAATCTGGACAAGAAAAGGCTAGAGATAGCTGAGAGTTTGGTCGATGGTCGGGTGTCCGACTTTAGCTCATACCAAAAAAACGTAGGGATCGCCGAGGGTTTAATGCAAGCCT